ATACAAATGGAAACAGTCATTAGTACAGTGGTAGCTTTATGTATGTTTGTTGCAGGTGAACTTAAAGAACACAGAATACAAGATAAAATGTCAGATTGTTTAAAAGGTAAAAGACTTGCTGAAAGAACAAACACAGGAAATAACATTGAATATAAATGTGGTAAAGTACAAGCTGAATTAGAAGATAATATAGATGGTAGTAAATCAATTAAAAAAATAGTAGAATAAATTATGGCAAAGACACCACTATGGCAGAGAAAAGCAGGAAAGAATCCTAAAGGCGGATTAAATGCTAAAGGTAGAAAATCTTACAACAGAGCAACTGGTGGTAATTTAAAAGCACCAAGTAAAAAGGTAGGCAACAAAAGGCGTGCCTCATTCTGCGCAAGGATGAAGGGTATGAAGAAGAAACTTACTTCAGCTAAGACAGCAAGAGATCCTAATAGTAGAATTAACAAAGCACTTCGTGCTTGGAATTGTTAATGAAGCGTAAAACTTGGGTAAAAAAACAGGTAGTTAATCTTTGTGGAATATGTGAAGAGTGTAATAAAGAGCTATTGAGTAATGAAGGTGGATGGATTATAACTGCAAGTAAGAAATATTTTTGCCATGATGGTAAAGATGGTTCTTGTTTTGATAATTATTGTGAACGCAAACTAAAGGAGAAACAATATGCCGATGGTAGGAAAAAAGAAGTTCAGCTACACAAAAGCTGGTAAGAAAAAAGCAAAAGCATACGCTAAGAAAAAAGGTATGAAGATGAAATCGAAAGGTAAATACTAATGCCGGGTAAAAAATATTCAGCTAAACAAAAAAAGATTGCTAGAGTTTCAGGTAATCCAAATAAGTTAGAAGCTGCTGACTTTAAAAAACTTAGAATGAGTAAGAAAAAAAATGGCAAAAAGAAAAAGTACAGTTAATAAAGCAGGCAACTATACTAAGCCGGGACTAAGGAAAAGATTATTCCAAAGAATAAAATCATCTAATGTTCAAGGTACTGCTGCTGGTAAATGGTCCGCAAGAAAGGCACAGTTGTTAGCTAAAAGATATAAAGCTGCAGGTGGTGGATACAGATAATGGCACTAGCAAAATCACAAAGAAGTTTAAAGGCTTGGGGTAAACAGAAATGGAGAACTAAGTCTGGTAAAAAATCTAGTGTAACTGGTGAGAGATACTTACCAAGTGCAGCAATTAAAAGTTTATCTGCATCTGAGTATGCGAGAACTACTGCTGCTAAAAGAAGAGCTAAGAAAAAAGGTAAACAACACAGTAAACAACCTAAAGGTATCGCTGCAAAGGTAAGAAGATTTAGACAGTTTTCTTAATTTAAGAAGCAATTATTCTTTTAATAATTAAGTAACAGACAGCACAATAATATATTTTATTCTCTACGATAATTGCATCCTTTTTGCATTTAGAACATTTGTGCATTACTTAATCAAATCTAAATACTCATTCCAAATAGTTTGTTCTGGACTCCAAAATCTTTCCTTGTTAGCTTTCATTTGGATTGAGTGTAATACTGTAGTGTGGTCCTGTCCAAAGTACCTACCAATATTTGTTAGGTTCATATTATATTTATCATTTAAAATATTGTGTATGATATTCCTTGCACGAACTACATCTTGAGTTCTGCATTTACCCAATAAAGTTTTCTTATGAACCTCATACTTTATACACACTTTGTTAATCACAGAATCTACAATTTCTGGACTTATATTTCTAAATTGATAACTAATAATTTTTCTTGGTTTGTATTCTTTTTTCTTTTTGATATGATTTTGTGCTAGCTTATATCCATTCTTAAAAGCATTTTTATAAATTAATTTTTCTCTCTTAGATAAGTTAGAATATTGACTAGCTTTCATTGCTAATCTAATCTCTTTAAAGATTTGTCTTTGCTTTGAAGTCATTAATCCCCTACAGCCTTTCTTTGTTTTTTTTAAATTTGAACTAACGATTAAGCGTTAGCTCTTTTAGCTTCTGCGTTTTCAATCTTGACAATCTTACTCCAATGCTTCGGTATTCTTTTGAAAGCATTGTAAGTTTTAAGACACTGACCTTTATCTTCATGCTTTAAGATAAGTTCAAAGTCTTTTTTAAGTTTGTCATATTGACGAACTTTGCTGTTGCTTTTCATCCTTCTCCTTTTTTACTTTTGTAAAATCTAATTTTACATTTTCGATCTTACATTCTACAACTTCACCCTGTGCGTTGGGGTCTGCAGCTTTCTTCACATCATCAAATCTTTCAACAAGTTGGAAACTTGCCTCGCCAGATTTAATTCGTATATATTTAGTCATTTAATCCTTTTTGTCTATACTTAATTTATGTAGTTCTTTAGCCATTTTTGAGTATATCTCAAGGTCATCATAGTTATCTGCCTTGTATTTTCTAGTTGTTCTATATAATTTTAAACCCATCATAAGCTGACCTACCTCGTATGGTTCTATATCATCCTTTAATTTGTCATGCAGTATAACATTGAATATGACAGAGATCAGCCTAAAGTTTTCCTTAAAGTCGCCATAATCCTCTTGCCGATCTTCTATAATCTTTTTTAAAATTTTATCTTGTAAATCTATTGTATTCATAATTGGGTGATGAGGTAGGGAAAACAACTAAAAAGGCAGAAAGGGATGCCAAATAAAAACCCCACCTCATCGAAAAGTATCTAACGATACTTACTATCTTTTAGCATAATAGCTTGGTTTTGCATAATCTTTTTTCGGTGCAAAACTTGGTGATCCACCACCAGATGATCCTGATTTAGACTTATCATTTGCTCTAAGTCTTATGGTAATCATACCACTTTCATCATCCCATCCAGCTTGGTTGTGCCAAGTTTCTCCTATCTTAACACCAACACGCCAATCTTTATCGGGTGGAGAATCTTGATTTGGTGGACCAACCCAATCAGGTTGCTCTGGTGCGCTCTTCTTTTCGTTTCTTACTAGCTTAATATATATATCATCAGCCATTTGTTATTACTCCTTGGTTTAGTTTTGTCTCTTGAGTTTCATACAAATCAGTTATCTGTCTGTACTCTCGAAGAGACTTATTATTAGAGCTGAATAAATCTGAGTTATTTTTTTTCCATTGTCTCAGAGCGTAGATGTCATCTATTTTTTGGATGTCACCTTTTATTCTACCCATATCAAGCTGATCCATGTCGAGCTTAATATTCTTTTTTCCATTTGTTTTTGGAATTTGTTTTTCTTGAGGCTGTGAAAATTCTTGTTTCATTTGTTCAACATATTTACTGTCATCAAACTTACCTAAGAATACATCAGCACTCATACCTAGATGACTAAATGCTTTTGTCATAGCATCTGTCATAGCTTTCTTTGGTGCTTCATCATCAAGTTTACTGTTAGCTTTATATAAATTTTGTACTGAACAAACAGGACCATACTCATGCCATTCGTTAGTGAAATATTTTATAGTTACTTCTGCAAATACTAATCCATCTACATATTTATAATCTACTTTGTATTTCCAACCCAAACCTACTGGACCAAACATATCTGTCATAGATTGTATTTGATACATAGGATCAATACTGGTTATTTTTTTACCATAACTACTTGGTACTAACCTTGTATATTGTGGATTTGTTTTACTTAATGTTTCCCATATCTTCATATTTTTATTTTGCATTTAACCCCCATAGTTGTTTTATTGTTTGTCTTTGTTTGTCTGTTAAATTTTTATAGTGAAAGAAATGATTGAGGTCTGGCTCTTCTGTTAGCTCTGCTAGTTCAGATAAATTACCTTTGCAATATATAATCATCTGCTCCCATCTATAAATTTTTTTTGTCATCAAGTTGTATTGATATTCTAAATGATCGGCTTTCATCTTCTCATGTGTGTCATCAAAGATTAAGTAATCTGTTTCATTTGCCAAACCTAAAAATGGTTTCTTCCCGGTACACTTCCAATAAAAAGCTACTTGTTTCCAATAACCATCAAAGATTAAATTTTCTCCTAGTTCTTGTTCCTTCCAATAATATTCATTTTTGTTTTGTCTTTTTTTACAATTACTAGGTTTAACTTTTAACTCTAAAAATTTTTTATTACTTTCATAATCTATACGACCTATAATATCGTGTATTAAATCTTTTGGTTTATTAACTACATATCTTTCGGCTGCAGTTTTTTCATCTTTAAAGATTTGTTTGTATAGTTTTTTTATTTGTTCAATAATCTTATGTGAAAGCTCATCTATATTATCTCTAGCAAACTTATCTTTCTCATCTACCGGATCATACTTATTAATATCATCAAGCTCTTGTTTATATATTTCATTATAATCTCTGTTATCTATTTTAATTTTCTTATCTTTGAAGAATCTATATTCACATAATAATCTTTGAGCTGTGTTGTTGGTAAGGTTTCCAATTCTAGGCTTATAGTTCATCAAGAACCCATCTCTTTCTTGAGGAGTATGATAACCATAGTTAGTAATAAATTTAGCCAAAGGCTGATCTGAGCTTGAAGGCGACCAATGATCAAAGCCTTGACCACCATTAATATTTGAAAAGTATTCTTTCATAGTTGTTTGAAATTAATATAGTTATTTATACCAGTTTGTCTACTATTATTTTTTATTATTTTTTACTTGCAATATATAACCTTTATGGTATCAGCAAGTTTCACGAAAGGAGTTTATGAAATTATCAGATTGGATCAAAGAGAATAAATTAAGTTATTCTCAAGCCGCCAATAAATTTGGCATCATTAATATAAATCCTGCCACCAATGTTCAACGCTACGCCAAAGGTGAAAGGATACCACACCCTAAAGTAATGTTAAAAATATTTAAGGCAACAAATAAAAAAGTACAACCTAATGATTTCTATGAAGAATACTGGCAAAGAGAAGAAGTTTAAATATAAACGAGTGCGTTTGTATTGGCAAGATATTGTCAGCAATTCGGAATGGATGACGCTTGATAAAGCAAAGGACCAAACATTTAGTTGGTGTGAAGATACCGGCTACTTGTTACATAAAGATCCTAAGAAAGTTATCATCTTTGCTTCGCATAGCTTTGATGATGATGGTTCACTCACAGTTGGTAACACTACAGTATACCCAAGATCAGTTGTTAAAAAGATTGAGGTATTAAAATGACAAACTCTAAAATATTTGATGAGATTGGATGTCCTGATGATTTAAAGGAATGTAATAGAGAACTTCAACGAGCCAAGAAATATATCAAAAAGCAATCAGATATAATTTTTGCTCTTGAAAAAGAAATACAATTAAACAATTATGAAATAAAAACACTAAAGGAAAGGTCTAAAAATGAAAGAGGAAAACAATAAAGAATATGTATATTTTATTAAGTTAAATCCAAATATTAATACAGGATATAATCAATATAACTATGTTAAAATTGGTAAAAGTAACTCTATTGATGGAATTAAAAGAAGAATATCTAGTTTACAAGTAGGATCTCCATTTAAACTTAACTTCTTAGGTTATCTTGAAGGATCGGAAAAATATTTTCACGATTACTTTCATGCTTGTAGAGTACAGGGGGAATGGTTTATTTATGATACGATAGCAGAAAAAATTAAGTCATACAATTTATGTAAATTTGATAAACCTATAAAAGAAAAAAGTTATATTCCTCTTGATATAAGTATAAGAAAAACATTTAACAACGATCAATTAGTTCGCTTTATAAGTAGATCATTAAAAAGATTATTTGTTTTATATGATGTTGAATGTAAGCGTAGAAAAGAAATAACAGATGATTATTTTGGTTCTACAATAAATGCGGGTGACAGATATTTTAACATTAAAGATGAGCCTTATCAATGGAATGGAATTAAATTAACTATTTCTAACGCTTATAAAATATACTGTATATTTAAGAGCATGATATATATGCGTAATACCAAATTTTATTACGATAAAAGACATCTTCATGTTGAGGATTCTTTGAATGAATTAAAAAAAAA